GAAAAGCCGCTTGGAATACCGAAATCACTGCAAAATCACCCCCTACCTGATGAGAGCTGGATGGTAACCTGCCGAATCCCCCGAGAGGGGGAAGTGGGAAACCCACCGCCCTTGATGGAGGCGAAAATAAATGAAAGAAGGACTTATATCATGGCAAAGATTACAACGAAATCCCTCGCAACATTGAATAAGGGCGACCTTTTCACAGTACTCTCATTCACAGGACTCCAGTTCGGCACATACCGCGTCACCGCCGCTTCTAAGTCGAAGTTCAAGGCCCTTAACCGCAAGAACGAAGAGCTCATTTTTAACCGCGCTGACGGTATGCAGGTCGTTGTAGAGGGAAAAGAAAAATGGGCCTCCCGTGCTGTTGACCTGTTCATCGAAGCTGAAAGAAAGCCCGAGATCATTCCCGAGACCCCCGAAGAGCACAAGGCACGCCGCAAGGCACGCAGAGACGCCCGTAAAGCGGCAAAGGCCGCTGAAGCCGCCAAAGCCGCAAAAGCCGCCGCAAAGGGCGCGAAAGCTCCTGCAAAGGCCAAAGATGAGGACGACGAGGACGAGACCCCTGCTCCTAAGAAAACCTCCGAGAAAAAGGCCACAAAGGGCGCGGCTCCGGTAAAGAAGACCGACGAAGCTGACGAGGATGACGAGTTTGATGACGAGACTCCGGCCCCGAAAAAGGCCGCCGCTCCTGCAAAGGCTGAGCCGAAAAAGGCTGACAAAAAGGCCGATTCCAAAAAGGCCGCTACCCCTGTCAAGAAAGCAGATGCTGAAGAGGACGACGAGGATTGGGAAGACGCATAAGCCTTCCATCCTTTACCTATACAAAGCCCTCGCTCAATGCGAGTGAGGGCTTTCCTAATGCGGCCGAAGACGGTGACAAGCCCGTAAACGCAGAGTCAGGACGAAAGGAGGCCAGTGTGAATATTTCATACTCTCAGGTGGAGGCGTTTGTGCGCTGTCCCGAAGCCCATTATTGGGCCTATGTAAGACGAATCACCCCTGCGACTTCAATTAAGGCACTCACATTCGGTTCAGATATGCACAAGCTTCTTCAGTTCCGTGGAAAAAAGTTTATGCTACGACAAGCCGCCCGTGAAATCTCGGAAACCTTTAATGAGAACATTAACGCCCTCGGCGATGACTACCTGTACAATTTGAAAACAATCTGGAGCGACTACTGTAAGCAATGGCGGAACACTGAGCTCCCGACTGAAACCGAACACCGCTTTGAAATACTGCTTGGAACATACAAGGGCGAGCCAATTTATTTTGTAGGCGTTATAGACGAGATATACGAGGGGGAGCTTAAACGCCTTGGTGAGCATAAAACATTCTCACGAGACCCGTCAATGATTTCACTGCACTTCGCTATTCAAGCCGCGTTATACGCAAAGGCCCGTCAGCTTGAGACAGGTGAACTGCCCGACATTATTCAGTGGGACCACATCAAGAGCGCCCCTGCATCGTATCCAGTTTGGCTTGAAAAGTCAAAACGGTTTTCAGTGTCCGCCTCTAAGAGCATAACCGAGTGGTCGTATAAACGCGCTTGTGAGGAAAGGAGCATTGTACCCGACCCCGTGTGGATTGACTCATACCGCAATAATAACAGCAATTTCTTCTTCCGTACCCCGATTGAAGTGAACCCTGACCATGTTGAGCGCGTGTTCGAGACCTTTAAAGAAAAGGCCAAGCACATCGTTTCCAGTGGAATGAACTGTCATCATCATCACTACGGGCGTGACTGTTCATGGTGCAAATATCAGCCGCTATGCTATGCCGAGTATTCGGGAGCTGACGTGGAAGATATAATATCCCGCGACTATAAAGAAAAGGAGACACTTGATACAGATGAAAAAGCGAGTGACGATTAAGGAGGGCAAACTTGGGAGTATTGGATAAAGCCAAGCCCCTCGAAGCCGTAACCTCTGGAAAGCTCTGGGTAACGTATGGAAAATCAGGTTCTGGGAAGACCGCCTTTATTGGTGGTTTTCCTAAACCTTTGTTATACATACAATTCGGGGACGACGGGTCAGGCACGCTGGAGGGAATCGAGGGCATTAAGATTATTCGGCCTGAGTCATTTACCGAGCTCAAAGACATTCTTTTGGAGCTACGCAAAGACAAGGTATACAAGACCGTCGCGTGCGACACCTTTTCACTGCTCGTTGAGGAGTGGATTGATGCTAACGCGGCAAAGAAAAACAAGCGTATGTCACAGCAAATGTGGGGAGACCTTAAAACTGACGCCTCTGAGCTTATAAGGGAATTCAAGGGCATAGCAAAGCTCGGCAAGGAAGTCGTGCTAACGTGTCATGAAGTGAACGACGGTATAGAGGGCATGGAGGAAGAAATACTGCCTGAAGTTCGTCCGAGCATGAACAAAGGCGTAAGAACCTATTTGGAGGGCATGGCAAACTTCGGTATCCATATGGTCGTTAAGCAGAAGGATAAACCGCAGGACGATGGCACTGTTAAAACGACCTACATTTACGGCGCGCATATAGGCCCGAACCCGTACTACTGGACAAAGACGCAAAAGCCCCCGAGCATGAAAATACCCTCGTTCGTTCCTAACCTAACCTATACAAAGTTAAAAAACCGACTACTGTCGGGAAATGAATAGAAAGCAGGGAAAAAGATATGGCAAAGCATAAATTGGACATGACAGGCGTTGAAGAGGGCGGATTTATAGTTGCCGATGCAGGACGTTATCTTGCAAGAATCGACAAGTTTGACCCCGAAACCGCGTCAACAGGAACCGAGATGGAAGTCGGCTATTTTGAGATTCAAAAGGGTGAATTTGAAGGAGCAAGAATCCGTGAAAACTTCCCCCTCACTCAGAAAGCCCTCTTCAAAGTTAAGCAGTTGCTCAAGGCCCTTGGAATTCCTCACGAAGGAAAAATCGTATTCGATACTGATAAGGTAGTCAGCAAGCTTGTCACGATTGACGTATCCCAGTACGAACACGAAGGAAAACTCCGTAACCGCATAGACGCGTTTCTTCCTACGACCGCCGCTCCCGCAACAAAGGCTGACCCCAAAAGCACGGCTAAGAAAACTGATTCCAAGTCAAAGAAGCCCGTTGACGATGAGGACGATGAAGACGAGCCTGAAAAAGTCGAGTACAAGGACATGACTCCAAAAGCCCTCTACTCCTTGTGCAAGGAAAGAGACATTGAGGTCAAGCCAAAGCTTGAAGCCTCCGTGTACATCAAGAAACTCAAGGCTTGGGACGCCGACCATGTAGATGACGATTCTGCTGATGACGACGACTGGGCCGATGACGATGAATAACTTCGCGTTCAACTTTAGGGGAACATTCGGGTCGGGTAAAAGCGTCGTTCCATTGAACCTTTACCGGAGGACGCCCGAAAATGAAAGGGAGACCTGTTTCAGGCCTCCCTCCCTTAAGAAAGTGCTCTTTGTTGTACTGCACCCGTACAAAATCGTCATTGTCGGGGGATATGACAAAGCTTGCGGCGGCATTGACAGCTTCATACCATTTGCGACCGCTGTGGAGGCCATAGAAGCCGCCGCTACGCGTGCAAAGGAGCTCGGGTATGACCTTATCATGGAGGGCGTTATTCTTTCGTCTACGCTCTCTGGCTCGCTTAATATCTATAAGTCGATGCAAGAAAACTACGACCTCACCCCCGTACCCATATTCATGAATACGCCGCCTGAGCGCTGTGTTGAAAACGTAAACTTTCGTAATGGAGGCAAGGGCCTAAAAGACGGAGGCGAAAGCATACGTTCAAAGCATCACGGCGTATGGGACAATCAGCGGCCTCAAATTGCTAAACACTACCCCGTAAAAATATTTAAGACTGAGGGCATAAACACTGACCAGATGGTAGAACGGTTCTTGGCCCTCCAGAAAAAACTGCATAAGGAGGCAATCGCATGAAATCAACCGTTGCTGAAATAGCGAAAAAGATAGTGGACACACAAGAAGCCAAGGACGCTGATTACGGCAATAGCTTCGGTGAACTGTATAAGGAATTTGGGATGCTTGTGTCAATAATAAAACTTTCAGATAAGCTGAGCCGAATAAAAAAGCTGTCTAAGACTCGTGCTCAGGTGAAAACAGAAAGCATTGAAGACTCTCTTATTGACCTTGCCGCTTATGCAATGATGACCGTCGTGGAGCTTAGAAATAAGCATGTGAAGGATTCAATATCATCGGCCGCAGAAAAGTTTAATGACTTAAAAGAATTGAGGAGTAAAGATGCAAAATACTACACTGCAAAAATTCAAAACCGCGACTGAGGCCTTTGAATTTTGGTATGCCGAGCTTGAAAATCAGGCGTACACCGGATTCAAGGATAATTCCAGAGACGGTGAGGTAGTCGGGGAAATACTGAACGCGATTACCGTTATAACCGACCCTACGCAAGGCATTATACAGTCCAAAATCCGTAAGATGCCGATGCGCTATGCACTCGGCGAACTGCTCTGGTACTTGTCTGGGAGCAATAAGCTTGCAGATATAAGCAATTACAGCACCGCATGGGACAGGCTCAGCGACGACGGTGAAACGTGCAATTCGGCATACGGCTACATGATACGGCACGCATTCGGCTTTGACCAATGGGAATACGTCAAGAATAAGCTCCACGCAAATCCTAATGACCGTCAGGCCGTTATTCACATCAAAGACCCCCAGAATAAGTCAAAGAAAGACGTACAATGCACTGTAAGCCTCCAGTTCATGGTTCGTCACGATATGCTTTTTATGACGACATATATGCGAAGCAACGATATCTGGACGGGCTTTCCGTATGACGTGTTCAGCTTCACTGCACTCCAAGTTCTTATGGCTATGGAGCTCGGCGTAGGAATAGGCGAGTACACGCATATCGCGGCCTCGTTACACCTTTACGGCAGAAACTGGAACATAAGTCATAAGGAGGAAAACAATGAGGCATGAGTCGCAGGATAAGCTGATAAAGATTAGTATGCGGCTCAAACAATATCCTGACGACCCGAATAAAACGCTCATTCATGTCGCTTATGTTAATCAGCGTCTAGCCGAAACCTACGAAAAGGCCAAGACGATATCCGTTAAGGATAAGCTTAACGATTGGGCGTGTGAGGATTTTGGCCTTGCGCTGGAATGCGCGTTTGACCTTG